TGAAGAAGCTGGAGATAACATTGATGAAATTAAAAAAATTAAAGCAGAGTTTTTAAAAGAAAATTCACAAGTAATATCTGAAATATTAAAACTTGATAACCAGGATGTTAGTGTAATTGCCACCACGGATGTTATTAATAATGCTGTAGGAGATATATTTGACTATCTTCGTTTACAAACAGACTTTAAAGATGCTGTAAGTTACTTTAATACTATTGCTAATCCAGCAGCCTTTGAAGGATTGCATCAAGCTCATCTTTCTGAAATTATGAAAATGATGGGTGATAATAAAATGTATGAAGATGCTGATGAAAAAACTGATAAAAAATCAATTGAAATAGAAGTAACAGATAAAGATGGTAAATTACACAAAATTACTTTAATTGAAGGTAATGAATATATTACAGAAACAAATCCTACAAAAAGAGTATTGCGTAAAAGTGGTAAAGTTATTACCACTCATAATCAAGATATTATAAAAATTAATTCTTTAGATTTAGATAATAAAACAGTAACTGTCACTATAAATAATGAAGAAGAAAGCATTACATATCTTTTAGATGAATTTGCTAAATTAGCAGGAAAGCTTTGGAATCTAAATAAAATGGATAAATCTGCTGCTTTATATTTTAGAAACCGTGATAGAGTTATTGTAATTAAAGTTAATAAAACTAATGGATTATTACATAGGATAGATGGAGACAATGCAAAAAAAGATTACAGTAGTAATAGTCAAGAAGTTTTTGCAATGATTAAATATGAAAAAGATCCTGATGACCCTAAAAATAAAATTTTATTTTTTGACTATAAAACCAAAGATGGTAAACGTCATACAGTTCCTTTTGATATAAATTATTATAATAAATATGGTGTTAAAACAAATATAAAATATTTATTGAATCTTGCTCCAACTGTAGAACAATATTTAAAAGAAAAATCACAGGAAAAAAAGTTAAATCTTTATAATAAACAAGTTCAAATATTTGAATTATTAATTAAAGAACAAGAACAAAAATCTGGACCAAGAGAACAACGTAAAAAAGAAATTGACAAGCAGATTGATCAGATAAAAGTTGATCTTGATGAAGCAGAAGAATATATTAAGTTAGCTAATCAAGAAATAGATGATGTTATTTCTAATAAGAAAAAACTTAATTCTAAACAAAAGAAACAACTTGCTTCTTTAAAAGAACTTATAAATGAATATAATAATAAACTAACATTATTAAAACAAACTAATGCTTTATTAAATGCTGAAAAAATAGAAATTGAAAAAGAGCTTAAAGTATTTGAAGAGCTTAGTGAAACATATTATACAGCATTAGATGAAATTAAAAAAACTGGAACTCCATTTTATAGAAGTGGTAAATCTCAAACTATATATGGTGAAGAAGAAGAAAGATTACAAGAAATAGAAAGCCAAAGAACAACATCATATGTTGAGATTGATGATTTTGAAAGAGTTTTAAATTCATTAAATCTTGAAAAAAATGATATTAATAATAAACTTAAAGTGGTAGAAGATACTATTCAAAGAGTTGAAAAATTAATTTCAAGATTTACTAAGTATGATGATATTATAAATGCTATAGTGGGGACTGATCCAACAAGTAATAGATCAAAAAAAGAATTACAAACTGCTTTAGTTAAACTTAAAACCAAAGAATCAAGTAGTGCAAATCCAAATACAGAAAAAATTGAATTAATAAATAATTTATTATCTGGATTAAATACAAGATTTAAAGGATTTGATAATCAAGTTTTTGGAAAAGAAATTCTTGAAGCAATATCATTTGTTAATTTATTTAGTATAGCTACAAAAGAAAAACAAAAATTAGAAGACCAGTTAAATTTTGTTTCTAAAGAAATAGAAGATATATCAAAAGGAAAAGAATACATTGAAAAAAATATTATTCCTATTAAACAAAAAATAGAATATCTTAAAAAAATTGAAACTATTTTATTAGAAGGACAAGCTAAACTATTATCTTTAAATCTTATTGAAGCTACTAAAAAATCTGTTAAAGGACCAACAACTGAAGCGGCAGATGAATTTAAGGGATACAGTGATATAATGGATTATGAAGAAATAACTAATTTAGATAATGCTACTGATGATGATATTATATTATTAGATCATGATAGAGTTAACTTTTTAAATGCTTTATTTAAAACTGCTGGAAGACATTATAAAAACAGTGGTGATGCTCAAAGAGATAATGTGCCAGTTAGTCCAGAGCAAGATAGATTTTTTACATTTACAAGTAATTCTATAATTGCTGGTGAAAACTATTTCTTAATACCAATTACAGAAGATAATGACAAATATGGTATTATTCAAAAATCATATGTTGATAATAACAATAACACTGTAGAAGTTAAAGATGATGTTAAGTTAATTGTTGTTAAAAAAGTTGCTGGTGAATATATACCTGTTGACAAATATGGAAATGTATTACCAGAAGATCAACAAACAAAAGATAATCTTGTATTTAACAGTATGGTTAATACTGTAGAATTAATGCAAGATGATGTTGATGCTGCTATTAAGTGGTTAAGAAGTGAAGCTAATAAAACATTTACAATAACCAAGAATAAAATTGGAGCTAATGGAGTAGTTACAAAAGAAGAGTATACAGATGAAGAATTAAAAAATGAACTTAATACATTTAAAAAATTCAAAAATAGTATTATTAAAGATATCAAAGAAGGTAAAGTTGTTAATCCATTAAAAATAGAAAAAAAATCAATTGGTAAACAAAGAAGAGAAATATTAGATGTAACTACAGGAAGACCTCAAGAACTTCCACTACAAGGAAGATTGCTAGAAGAAAATCCAGATTTTTCAGAATTTGGTGAGTTAAAGCATCCAGATGGAACTCCTATAACACTTAGAGTTTCTACAAAAAATAGTGGTATATCTAATACAATTAAACAAGGTAGGATGGTCATGCAAAAAGGTGATACATTTTATCAAGTTTATAATAGAAGAATTACTGAACAAGAAATAAATAATACGTTTGATGTAATATTGGCAATTCTTCCTATGTTTGGTAGAAGATTTTTAAATGATAATAGAATAAAACGTCTTACAGAATTATATGATAATAAAGTAATTACTTTAGATAGATTTACAGAGTTAACAACAAAGTTAACTCCTGAAGAAGAAAAACAATTTAAGATTGGTTTAGATTATTTATTACACACTATATATTGGAGTCAAGTAAAAGAAGGTGGTAAAGTTGGAAATAAACAATTTTATATAAAAGGTGATAGCTTGTATGTTGGAGAAAAAGGATATCAATTTGAAATAGATGGTGAATTAAATCTTCAAAACATAATTGATTCTAAGGATGAAATAATGAATTTTATTAAAAAAGATGACAAAGGTGAAATTATTTCAAAAGAACCTATGTTTCATTCTATTAATAGTGGATCTATTAATAAAAAAAATAAAAAATTTGTTACTGCTAAAGTGGTTGATGGAAAAATAGTAAAAGATGAAGAATTTAAAAATTATTTAGAATATCTTTTATCAGACAAAAATAATAGAACTCCAATTGTATATACTAATATAGTTAAATACAATAAAGATGAACCGCAACTTGCTAATTCATACTTAATATACAATAGACCAAAAGAAGAAAACCCAGTTCCTCCAAAACCTAAAGAAGAACCTAAATCAACATCAAATGAAAAATTAGGATTTACAAATATTGAACCTAATAGTGAAATTTCTATTACTAGGAAAATGAATAATAATGTATTATTAGAATTACATGGTATTTGGAATGGAACATTATTTAAAGTAAATAAAGCAATAAGATTATCTGATAATATTGATAGAACAATAGATTTAACAAATAATGGAGTATTATTAACAATTGAAAATGAATTATCGGAACAAATAAATGATTTAATTCAACTTAGAAATGATTTTAAAGCTCTTGATTATTCTTTACAATTAAAATTAAAAAATGGAAAAATAGTAACTACAGAAGAAAATGAACTTTTAAAAAGTTTAAAAAATACTTATTTAGAATCTTATGATAAACTTTCAAATATTTATTCTGATATTAAATATGTTAATACTGAAAATACATCTAGTATAAAATCAGATATAGAAGCACTTATAAAAATGGGTAAAATAGAATTTGTTGATGATACAACAAATGTTCAATGTTAATAATAATAATTAAAATAAAATAAACTAGCTTTACAGGATTATGGCATGTGTATATAAATATAACAATCAATCATTTGAAACTTTGGAACAACTAGTTTCATATATTTCTGATAATAAATTAGAAGTAAAAATTTCTGAATTAGTAAAACAATTAGAAACATCTGCACCATTTACAACTACAGATGCTAAATTTATTGGAATTGATTATGTAATAGAAAATAAAGAATTAACAATAGATCATCCTGAAAAAGAAACAGCTACACCAATAATTGATTATAATGCTGGATCAAAAGAATCATTTGAGGGAACAAAAGTAAAAATTTTAAATGTTACAGCCGATACTGTAAAAGTTGAAATAACTTATCCAGATTTTGAAAAATTTACAGAAACATTTGATAGAAAAGATTTTGAAAATAAAGTATTTAAATTAAATGAATTAAAACAGAAACCTACTACACCAACTACTCAAACACAACCTACATCTGAATTAAGTTTAGAACAGAAAAAAGAAAAATTAAAAAACTCAAATCCTGAATTCTTTAATGAAGATGGAAATATTTCTATAGCGGACATGAGCAATGATACATTTATCAAATTTATGTCAGGTGTAATATTTGACATAAAAAATGAAATAGGTTCTGACAGTCCTTATGCTGTTATACAAAACTTAGTTTATGGTTTAGGTTTAAACAATAAACCTCAAGCATCTTCACTTTTATTAGCAGCATCAGAAGAAACAAAAAATTATTTAAAAGAAATATATGAGTTTTATAAAAATTCTAGTTCATCAAATACTTACCAATCAGAAATAGAAAGTTTAATTGAAAAGGAAGGTGTTAAAAAATTAATGGATGAAATTAATAAACTTAATAAAATTAATAAAACATTTAAAGAAATAGATAATTTATCACCTGATGAATATTTAAAAATAAAATTAGGTTTTAGTTTTTTACATCAATTTCCTAATCAAAATAGAATATATAGTGATTTTAATTTTAATCCTGAAACAAATCAAACTTTATTTAGAATACCTTCAAAGCAAGTACTTGATGATTTTAAAAAGATTGCTGAAATTTATGAAAATAGTAATGTACCTGAATATTCTAAAATAAAAGAGAAGTTTTTAAAATTAGAAAATTTTAAAAATTTATCAAAAGAAGAATTATTAAATTTATATGATTCTAAAAATTTAAGTTTAGATGAATTTAATGCTACAAAAAATAAATCTGAAATATTAAAACAACCAACTACAGCAAAACCTGCTACAACTCCTACTACAACATCTAAATATAAAATAATAGAATTTAAAACACCAGATGCACAAGGTCGTAAATTTGGAATTAATGATAATGGTTTAACCGTTGCTTTTTTTACTAAAGAAAAAGCAGAAGAATGGATAAAAAATAAAGAAAAAGAAAAAACTACACTACCAACACCATCTTCTGTAGATGAATTGTCTAATTTAGAAAATGCTAGTCAAAATGCGGTTGATAATGGTACTAAATCAACTTCTAAAAAATCTTATAGGAAATATTTTGAAAAAACTATAAAAGAAAAAGAAAATATTGAAGAATTTAAAAAATGGTTATCTAGTGTACTTCCTCAAGTAAGTTTAGAAATCTCTGATAAACTTATAGATGGTATAGCTTTTGGTAGTTTTGTTAATGGAGTTATTGCATTATATGAAGGTGCTGAAAAAGGAACAGGATATCATGAAGCATTTGAAGCTGTATGGAATTCTTATTTAACTCCAGAGCAAAAGAAATCATTAATTGAAGAATATAAAACTAGGGAAAACTATCAAAAGCTTCCTGCATATATATGGGCTAATCAAACTTATCCTGATAGTAGTGAAAACAATAAAATAAAAGAAGCATTAGCTGAAGAATTTATTGATTATGTTAGAGATGGTGGTAAAACTACAATTGTTAATAATAGTCCTGTAAGGAATACATTATTCCGTAAATTTTTAAACTTAATTAAAAAACTTTGGAATCATATACAAGAAGCATTTGGAATAACAAATGTTATAACAAATCCAACTACTATTAATAGTTTATTTAAAGAAATAGTATCTGGTCAATATGCAAATAAAACAACTGTAAACACTACAACATCACCTCAATATAGAGCTACTGTTAATGGGACATCTGTTAAATTTACACATGATTTAATGGAAGGAATGACATCTTATTTTTTCAGCATACTATATAATCCAAATATCAATGATGAAAATAGTACAAGTGTAAAATCTTTATTTGATAAAAATAAACCAGAACTTTTTAATGATATTTTTAATAATGTAGTATTAAGTATTAAAAATGATTTTGGATTAGAATATAAAAGAATTAAAGAAAATTATATTGCAGAAACAGGAGCAACTGACAATGAAGCAAAAAGTTTTATGGCTACTATTCCTGAATTTCAATACAGAAATACAGTGTTAGAAAATTTTAATACTGATGTAAAAGAAAAATTTAAATTATATCTTTCTCAATTTGGATTAGAATTTAAAGAAATTAAACAAAAACAAGATGAAGAAGATATAAATCAAGCTGTTTCTAAAGAGGAAACATCTACAGATAGACTTGGAATTGTTGATGCTATTTATATAGATCCTAGAAATATGACTAAAAATGAAGTTAAATTGTTAATAGCTTCTATTGCATCATATAGTTATGAGGAAAATTCTAAAGATTTAGATATAGAACGTAATGAATTAGGATTACCAGTTCTTAAAGATTTTGGTAAAAAAATTAATTTATTATTAAATGACCTTACTCAAATTGTTCCTTTAAAAATTTATGATAAAAAAACAAAAAGTATAGTAGAGTATCCTGTTATTAAACAAATGTTTGACAAACTTGACAACAAGTATAAAAATGATATTGGAAAATATAAACCTGGATATGAATGGATATCTAATTTTAAATATAGACTTGCATATACTGATATTGATGGCAATGAAAAAAATATAAGTGAGTTAACTCATGATCAGATTTCTTTATTAATGGCATTTGAAACATCATTTACAACAAACAAAAATCTTCCGTATAAACTAATTGTAGGCAAAGATGGTGCTATTTATGCAGATAATACTTTAGATAGTATTAATGCAAAAAGAATAAGAGAAAAATGGGAAAATAATGTTAAAGGTTTTGCAAAACCTTTTTTATATTTAACTCAAGAAGATCTTGTAAATGCACCAATGATATATATTAATAAAGAAGGAATAATATCAATAAATAATCAATCAAAAGAATTTATAGATTTAAAAGACCCAAGACAAACTGAAATACAACGTCTTAAAAAATTTGGTATTGAGTTTAGTGTACCAGAAGAATCACTAGATAGTGTTGCTGTTGGAGAGGCTTACAGAACAATATATGAATATATTAGAAAAGGAGATATTAAAACATTTGATGATTTATTTGGTAAACAAATTGTTAATTCATCTATTAACTATTTAACAAAAATTGAAGCTAATTTAACTGGAGATGAAACATTACTTAGTGTAAGAAACGCAGAAGGAAAACAACAATATTCTATTACACAAACTAATGCAATCAGTAATATTGTAAATTCATTTAATAGTTCAAAATCATTAGCTGATTTTATTGCTTCTAACGAACATCTTGGAACTGTAGATTTAAACACAGGTGAAGTAATGTTACACCCATATGTTCAAAATTCATTTGTTTTATTAAAAGGAGGAAGATATTTTGACAATAATGGAAATAAAAGAGATAATGCTCCAGCTTTAGAATACAGATATATTTTAGGAATGTCTGGAGAAATGGATTCAATAGGTGAATCTACAGATGTATTAACTTTTCCTGATAAAATTGCACAAGAAATATATCATCTTCTTGATGGAACATTTTATACTATAATTAATTCAGATAAAGCTTCTGAATTTGGATTACATATGGATATGTTTGTTTCTTTTGATAATGTTATAGATGATTTTGTTGAAAATGAAAAAGTAATAAATTTTTATAAAAATGCTTTATATGATGAAGTTGCTGTAGCATTATATGAAAAAACACAAGAAGGTAATATTTCTAAAATAAAAGACTATAGTGATAATGTACAAAAACTAGGTCATTTTAGAAATATTTTAAAACTAGAAAAAAACAGTAAATTAAATAAAAAATATGAAGATGTACTGAATAAAGAAATGAGTGTTGAAGATTTTGTTGATCTTCCAGAAATAGAAACATTAATTGTAAACTATCTTAATTTTAAAGTAGAAAAAACTAAAAAATGGTTAGTTGATTCTGGTGTAGTAACTGAAATAGATGGTGGTTATAAAAGTAATTATTTACCAAAAGAAAAATTACAAGAATTAGGTTTAACTTCAAGCCAATTTACAAATTATCAATTTACTAATATAGTTAAATATTTAGTAATTAATAGACAATTAGGTGTTTTTGAACAACATAAATTAATATATGGTCATCCTGAATTATATAAAGATCTTGCAAAAAGAACTTCTGGTGCTAATTCTCAAACACAAGTAATTTCTGAAAATTTATTATATCTTGAATGGATGGATGAAAATATGAAAAGATATGATGGTCTGTCTAAAAGAACAAATACATTTAGGTATACATCATATAATGATCCAGAAATTGCTTCTATTTATTATAAAGAAGTTGCAGAAAATATCTATAAAGACATGATAGCTCCTTTTAAAGGTGAATCATTTAATTCTGATTTAAAAAAATCCTTTGAAAAAATAATTGGTGCTACTTTTAATGATGAAGGTATTATGACATCAATAAATGCCAAAAAAGGAACTTTAATGAATGGTTATATTAAAATGACAGAAAATGATGGTGGTTCTTATATTATGCCTGATTTTTTTAGAGATTTACATTTTTTAAGTGGAAAAGAAAATAAAGATCAAACTGAGTTATTAGATTATGAAAATGCTTCTGAAATATTAGATAGAAGTAATCCTCAACATCCAATGTATAATATTCCTGGATTTGCTAAAACATATTCTAAAAATGAAATTGATAAAGCAAAAGAAATAAAAGCAAAAGGAAAACCTGCTGGTATAATGTTGCAAGTATTAAAACCATATGGTTTTGGATATAATAAAACAACTGCTAAAAGAACACATACAAGTCTTTTAAAAAATTCAGTTGTACCATTAACTTGGAGTAGAGTTGTTGGAAAAGAAAACATGCTTGAAAAATATTTACAAGCTCAAAAAGACAATACAGATATTATTGCATTTGAAGGTAGTCAAAAAGTTGGATTTGTTCTTGAAGATAACAATGTTAAAGCACAAGATTTATATGATAATAATGGTCATATAAACACTTCTCCTAATCCTATACAAGAAATGTATACTAGATATTTTGGATTACAGGTAGAAATGGCAAGTTTAGCAAAAGATAAAACAATCTTCGGTACTCAGATGAAAAAAATTACCTTATCAAATTTACCAGAAGAATTAAAAGAAGCTGCTTCAGAATATAATAAATTAATTGATGCACTCACTGAAATTGAATTTAAATCTTTATTAAGAGAAGTTGGTTTAAAAAAAGAAGGTGATACTTTTATTGTAGATGATATAAAATCTATGCTAGATTTATTACGTTCAGAAGTAGAAAGAAGAGATCTTCCAGAAAATATTAAAGATTTATTAGTAGAAGATATTGATAGTATAGACGGGATGCGTTTAAAATATAAACTTGATGCTTCTCCTATTAGTGAAAAATTAAATAATATACTTAATGCTGTTGTAGATAGTAGAATATTGGCTCAAGAAATGAATGGTAAAGCTGCTATTCAAATACCAGCTACAATGTTTGAAACAAGTGACCGTAAATTTACATATTTAAAAAATGGTTTATGGCAAGATCCTATATCTGGTAAAGAAATTCAAGAACTTCCTAAAGAACAAAAAGACACTGCTAAAATTGTTTCTTCAGATTTAGAGTTTTATAAAAAAACAACTAAAGATGGAAAAGAAGTTATTTCCAGTATGGAAGTATATGCTCCTTGGTTTTTAAAAGGTGTTAACCCAGAAGATGTAGGGTTTGAACTTAAAAATGGAATATGGATGGCTAAAGATCCTAAATCAATGGAATCTTTTTTAAAGTCTATTGGATTCCGTATTCCAACACAAGGAATGAACTCAATTGATAGTATTATAATAAAAGGATTTTTACCAGAAGATTGGGGTGATAGTGTTGTCGTACCTTCAGAAATTGTAGCTAAAGCAGGATCTGACTTTGATATTGATAAACTTAATATGTTCTTTAAAAACTTAACAGTTAAGGATGGAAAAATAGTTGAAGTAGAATATGATTCTAATCCAAAAAATGTTGAAACAAGATATAATAAATATATTAATAGTGAATATGCAGATATATTAAATCCATTAAGAAAAATATTATCTAATATAAAATCTAAAACAAAAGAAAATGATACTGCTATAAAAAAATTAAAAGATGATATTGATTTTGCAGAAGAATTATTATTAAAAGGAGATAAAAGTGCCGGTAAGTTAATTGCTAAATTATTTAAATTAGAAATTAATAATTTTAATGATTTAATGAAAGCAGATATTGAATTGCAATCATTAACTTATGAAGGTGAATATTTATATTCTGTATTAGAAAATACTATTGATAAATACAATGATGCTTTAGAATCTGTTAAATCTAAATTTACATTAGAAGAATTTTCTAAACTTCCTATTGAACAACAAAATAGTAAAAAATCTATTCAAAATAAACTTATTGATTTAATGAGTGAAATATTAACTCATCCTTCTAACTTTAGACAATTAACAAGTCCTAATAGTACTAGTACTGCAAAGCCACTTGCTGAAGAAATTAGAAAAATCAAAAATTTAGAAAATTCAGAAACAGATAAAACTGCTTTATCTGAATGGGATGTTATGGCTAATATTCGTGAAGCTTATATTACAGGTAAAAAATTAGTTGGTGTTATAGCTTTACAAATTACATCACATAGTATTTCTCAATATGGAGAAGTAACATTAACAGGTTATTATAAAGATGAAGAAGGTAAGCAACAACCTATTGTTATAAATTTAAATCATACATCTAAAGAAGATAATAAATTTATTTTAAATCTTATTAAAGATGAAAACTATCAACTTATATCTGAACTACTTTCTGAATCAATGAATGGTGCTGTAGATGCTGCAAAAGATCCTTTTATATTTGATTTAAATCTTACATTAGATACTGCATCAACTTGGTTTTATTTACAAAAATTAGGAACTCCTATTAAAGATTTAGCTTATTTACATAATCAACCAGTAATAGTTAATTATATAAAAGCAATTAATAAAAATAAATCTATTGTTAACAATGTAAATAATTCTAAAATTACTAATAAAAATATTAAATTAATTGCATTAACACCATACATATTTAAAGCATTTCCAGAAAATTTAAAACTTTATGACCAAGAAGAAATGCTAGAATTATTAACTCTTAATGAAACAGAACTTTATGAAAGAAAAAAAGGTATTTATTTAAGAAAATATAAAAAAATATTAAACACTATAATTAACACTATTGGAAGTAAAAAATTTACACAAGAAGATTTAAAAAACATGATTAACCCAGTTAACGGATTATCTGTTGAACAATCAAAAGATCAAATTGCTTTACTAAAAGATTATCTTGAATATCAAAAACAAGGACAACATCTATCTGACTATATAAGAGGAGTGTCATATGATACAACAAGAAACAAAAATTTATCAGAAAATAAACTACAAGAAAATAGATATAGAAAAATAGTTAATGATGGATTTATTGAGATATCTTCATTAGAAGGAATGATGAATAAAACATTTTTAAGTAAAATTAAATCTATTAAAGATTCTGTTCCTGATATGTTTAAAGATTATTTTGTAAGTTTACATCCTAAAGCAAGACCTTTCATGCAAAAAGTATTTGATATTATAGATAATACTGATGAGTTTATGACAGATGATGATAAAATATTACTTCTTAATAGATTTGAAAATTTCTTTTTAACATATTTAACACATGTAGTTAAAACAAAAGAAAATGGTAAAGAATCATCTTTAAATAGTAATTATTTAAAAATGTTTATGGGTGCAAATTCTATTGCTACAACATTAAAAAAATATCAAAAAATACATCCTGATAATAAAGCATTGCAAACATTATTTGGAATTATTAATTCTAATGTAAATAGTACAAATAATGTAAAGATATTTAATACAAAAATGTCAACCTATGAAATTAATACTTTTGGTGAATCACTTGTAGAACTATATGATTATGCTGATAGAATAAATGATGAAGATTTGAAAAAATTTATACAAGAATTAAGTGTATTTTCTATTCTTCAATCTGGTGTTCAGCAATCTCCTATTTCATTTACAAAAATATTACCATTAGACTATTATTCATCTATTGTTGGAGATATATTTAATAACTTTTTAACTAATGATGATATTAACTTTACCCCAGATACAGTTTGGAAACAATTTAATCAAAACAATTATAGTAATAGTAAACTAGTTGAAACAACAACTAAACAAACTAGTTTTACCAATGACAACAATGTTTCTATAGAAATAAAAAATAAATTTAATAAGTCTTTTAAAGATGATTATGTTGTTGTTAAATATCTTAAAAAAGAACTAATAGGTAAAAAAGCAGAAGTAGATAAATTAATAAAGAATAAAAAATGGGATGATATATATGATGTAATTCTTTATCAAAAAATAAAATTATATGATTCAACAGGAAAAGATATTGGAAAAGAATTACCAGATGATTTTATTAAATACACCCCAATAAACATATTAGGAAATAGAATGTATTTAACAGAAGTATATGCAACACCAGATGTAGAATCAATAATTAAAAGTAATATTAAGATAGATGAATCACAATATACACAAGCTATAGAAGATCACAAAAGAATTATGTTCCAAGCATATATGGCTAAACAAAATAATCAATCTACTAATGTTAAAATAATACCTTTAAATGAATCACAAAGATTTACTAGAGAATCAGCTGAAAAAGATACAGAATATATGTATTTATTTACTGATAATGCTGGTAGAACATCAGGTTCAGGAGTTATTGACCCTAACGGTTGGTATGCTAAAAAATATGGTGCAGATAAAAAATATGCAGGTAAAACACAAGCTGTAGCAAGAGGTCTTAATAATGTTTATCCTATTACTACAATGGTAGATGATAAGAAAACACAGTGGACAGATGTTCAATTTGATACCTATAAAAAAATTATTGATGATGAGATAGCAACTATTAAAGAAGCATCTAAAAATTATAAAGGAATTAAGTTTGGTGCTGAAATGCCTTTTGGTAAAGGTGCTATTTCTAATATGAAAGATAGTGCTCCTAAAATATGGAATTATCTTAATACAAAACTTGCTGAAATAGGTATTGATAACACAGGAGATATACCTGTATCTATTCAAGAAGCTATAACATTTGATGAATTAACAGAATTCACTGATGAAAGAAAACAAGAAATTATAACTAACTTTGCAGCTAAACATAAAATGTCTGAAGAAGAAACTACTAATTATATTAACGAAGCATTAGCTAAAGACAAAGAAAACACAATTAACAAATTAAAAGAATGTTACTAATATGGCATGTATAAACCCAAATACCCCAGAATTTAAAGCTGCTCTTGAAAGAACAGGTGGTAATCCACTATTAGCTGAAATAGAAGTTAGTAAAAGTTTAGAAGTAAAACCAGGAGTAGAAGAACTATTTGAAACTGACAGCAATATTACTAATCAAGTATATGAAGCTTTAGGAGTAAAATCTGCAAACATTAGTCTTAATATTGAATCATTTGGAAAATCTATTGATAATATAGATATTATTAAAGATGGTAAAAAGATAGGGTATGTTCAAATATCTAAAAATAATACATCTAAAACATTAACTGTTACAGGTATAGAACTTAAAGAAAAAGGATTTGGTAAAAATGTATATCTAGAACTTCAAAGAAATTATCCTGATTTTAATATTAAAAGTGATAAAAAAGCATTAAGTTCTGATGCTATTAATATGTGGGATAGTTTAGTTTCTAAAAAACTGGCAATCAAAGAAGGAGAAAAAGAATATACTTTAGATACAAAACAAGCTTTACAACTATACTCTCAATACTTAGATACTATATTTCCTGATAGTAAAGTAAAAGATATTGTTAGACATGATACAGATAATAAGTTTTGGGAAGGTAAATTACCTAACGGAAAAGATTTTAAAAGTAAAAGAGGTATATATTTTAATGCTACTTCTAATAATGAAGGCGGTTTTGTAGCAGCTTCTTATAAAATTAAAGCTATTATTAATCTAACAAATCCTGCAATAAAGGATATGGATAATGATTATGGTGGGCAAAACACTAATGAGTTATATCCTAATAATGATGGAGTAATAGGTTATATAGAATCCCCTGAACAGATAGGAGAATATATAGTTTCTAAACCAGAACAAATTCATATATTAGGAAACAAACAAGATATAGAAGGATTTAAAGAGTTTGTTGGTGGTAAAACAAATATACAATATCAACTTACATCTCAAGAAATAAAAGAAGCTGATAAAAAATTAGATGCAAAACTTTTAAATTTTTTGTCTGCATATGGTGTTCAATCTAATGAAATAAAAAACTTTAAAGAAAGATGGGGAGTTGATGCATTAGGTGCTACAGATGTTCTTAATAAAATTATATATCATTCTGTAGAAAAAAAATTAGATACAATACCAGAAGAAGCTGCTCATATGGTTGTAATGTTAATGGGTCAAACACATCCATTAATAAGAGATTTAATGGATAACATTAAAGATTGGTCAGGATATCAGGCAGTATATGATGAGTATATGCCAGTTTATAATAATGAAAAACAAGTTAAAGTAGAAGCATTAGGTAAACTTATTACAGAATCTTTATTACAACAATGGACAAATAAAACAAAAGAAGAAAGAAATTTATTATTAAAAATACTTAAAGCAGTAACTGGATTTTTAAATAAATTTACAAAACCATTTGTATTAAAAGAAGGAAGTTATTTTAAAGATGCTGCTGATAAAATTGCATTTAATATATTAACTGAAAATCAAAATTTTATTGGTTCACCTAATTCTAAAGTTGAAAAATTAAATTATGAACAAGCTGTTTCAGGAAATAATTTAGCCAAAGATATAATTAGTAGATACACAGGTAAAGATTTTAATTATAAACTTGTAGGTAGTTTAGCTATTGCAGGTCAAGGTGAAACTATTTATAGACCTTCTGATGCACCTATTCATGATTTAGATTTTACTGTTGATAGCGTTACAGAATATGAGAAAATAAATTCTCATATGCAAGATATAAATGCTGTACCAATACATAATGGTTGGGGTAGTTCTGAAAAAAAATATAAAACATATGCTTATTTAATACCTGCTTCTGGTTATACTTTTAAAAATTTAAATAGAGATAATAAAGGTTGGTTAACAGAATATACTTTAGTTAATTCTAATGGTGAGGTTGTTGCAAATATTAAACATATTTCTTCAAAAGAAACTATTTTTACTAAAGAAGATGGTTCTAATTTATCTGAAAAAGAAATAAATAATCTTGCTCAATATAATATACCTGTTGATTTTTTTATATACAATTCAGAATCAGAAGAACAATCTGTAGGTGGTTTTTCATCAGTACAAGATATATATTTTGGTAAATTAACACTTTCACCAAATGATGTAAATGAAAGAATGTTTCAACGTGAAAAAGATCAAAATGATTATAGAACATCTAATTTTAATAAAAGAGATATAGAAAAAAAAGAATTTTTATATTTTCAAGAAGAACCACAATCAACAGAAAAACCTTCTGAAAAAATTGATAATAAAATTAAAAGTTTTTTAGCATCAATAGGAGTGAATATTAAATTAGTTCAAAATCTTACAGATAGCAAAGGAAATAAATTATCAGGAATTGCTGTTGCTGATATGCTTAATAAAATAATTCAAGTGGTAGAAGGCAAAGCAGACATAACAACTTTATCAGAGGAAGCAGCTCACTTTTTTGTAGAAATGCTTGGTGAAAGTAATCCTTTGTATAAACAAATGTTTGATAAAATAACAGGTTATAAAATATATTCTGAAACTGTTGATCAATATAGAAATAATAAAGCTTATAAGAATGCAGATGGTACATTAAATATAAACAAACTTAAGAAAGAAGCAATTGGTAAGCTTATAATGACACACATTATTAAGAATGAAACAAATGGTGAAAACAAAGATAAAATAAATTCAGTTAAATCTTGGTGGGCTAAACTATTAGAATGGATTAAAAATGTTTTTAAACAAAATTCAACTAATCCTTTTGCAGAAGCAGCACAAAAAATAATAAATAATGATATTTCAGATTTAAATTTAGATGTAGAAAGTAATGAAACTTATTTTCAACTAGAAGCTCAATCTGGAATTGAAAAAGTTATAAAAGATCAAGATGTTATAAAACTAGATGAAAGTATAAATCCTAAAACAGGTGAGAAAAAACACATTTACACTGAAAACGGAAAAGACATCATTGATAAAAATGGTAATCCAAGAAGTGTAACAAACAATGTGGTTGATCCATGGTATAAAAATAGATTTCCAACTGATTCAAGAACAACCCTTAGAAAAACAATTGATGAATTTTCAGCTGAAAAAGGTACAGATATACATGCTGATTTAGAAAGTATAGTAAGAAGATTTGTTGATAAAAATGGTGATATAAAAGCTACACCAGGTCCTATAACTAAAATAAAAACAAATGATGTTATTTATGGTAAGCTAGAACAATATGTTATGTCTTTGCTTAATGAATTCAAAGGTAAACCAGGAACTAAATTTTTAGCTGAAGTTAGATTGTATAGTAGAAAAAGAAATCTTCCAGGTACTATAGACTTATTAATAATGGAACCAGATGGAACAACTCATATTTATGATTGGAAAAGTCAACAAATAGATAAAGATCAAACAGAATTAAAATGGTTTAAACCTTTAGCATATAGAATTCAATTAGGAGAATATAAAAAAATCTTAATGGAAGAATATGGTATATACAAGTTTGGTAAAATAAGAGCTATACCAATAGCAACTAAATATATAATTTCTAATGTAAATGGTAAATTAACCCCAACAGCACTTAAGGATATTGAAATGGAATATAATATTAAAAATATTCCAGCAGATAAAAATTATTTACTTCCTGTTGTTATGCTTGATGAATCTACAAATGATCCTAAACTTGATTCATTAATTGCAAAACTTAATGCTGTATATGAAAAAATTTCAATAGGTGATGTACAAGAAGCTGAAAAAGCATTTAAACATGATGAACTTAATATTCTAAAAAAAGCTATAAATGATCTTCACATTAGAAAAGACATGACAATTTTTATAGAAAATGGTTTATATGAAATTAATAAGTATTATAGAAAAATAAAAGATGGTGCATTTGATTTAAAAGATGTTAAAGATTCTTTATTAATATTAAATGTATATGCTGAAGGAAGTGTTTATCTAGAAAAGCTATTTGTAGATATTAAAAATCAATTAAAAACAGAAACAAATCCAGATGTAAAAGAATATTTACAAAACTTACAAGAAGATTTTTTAAAAATGAGTCAAAATGCAAAAGCATTATTGATAGATATTAAAGGTATACCTGGTGAAAAAAATCCAAGTGGGATTATGGCAAGATTAGGAAATGAATTTGCACAAGAAGAAGGTATAACAACATTATTAAATCCTGAAGTGCAAATGGATTTTTTGAAAAGAAATTTTAGATCATTGACTACATTAAGTACAGCAGCAATGAATACATTTGCTAAAATACTAAGAAGAGCACAAGCTCAAAGAAATATAAAAATAAAAGATTTAAATAGTAAATTACAAATTCTTAGAAAAGAACATGAAGAATGGGCTAGAAAAAAAGGATTAACTGGAGAAAATATATTTAACCCACTTCTTGAACTAGATTCTAAAGGTAATTGGAATGGTGATTTTGTTAGAATATATTCAGCAGAGTATTTTAAACTTAGAGATGAAGCTTTAAGAAATGAAGATGTAAAATGGATTAAACAAAATACAGATTTTGATAATGATGGTTATAAAAAAGATTTAGAAAATTTTAAAAACAATGTAGAAGAAAGATATCCTGAAAAAGATGAAAAAACTCAAAACCGTAAACAAAATTTAATTGAAAGATGGGTAGAAAGACATAGTCCTGATAGTAAAGTGGCTTATCTTAACAAGAAAAACTTTTATATTAAACCTAAAGCTAAATGGCAAAGTGAAAAATATAAAACAATATATGCCAAAGACTCTTCAGGAAAATATATAAATGAACCTTTAAAAAACACATATGAATTTTTTCAAGAATTAATTAAATATTCTTCTAAAATAGGAATGTTAGATAAATATAGTAGTAGATTTATCCCAGGAGTATATCAAAGTGCTATTACAAACATATTAGGAAGTTCATTTAAAAACATATATGATATACAAAGTAAATTTGAATCACTGGTAGTAGATTCTGAAAGTGGTTTTGGAAACATTGATCCTTTAACAGGTGTTCTTAAAAAACAAATGAAAGTTTATTTTAAAAAGGATCTAGGTGTTCAAAATGAAGATGGTACATTTGATTATTCTAATAAATCAAAAGATTTGTTTAGTGTATTTTCTATATGGGGTCAGCAAATGTATAACTATGAGTCAATGGATTCTATAAGAGATAAATCAGATGTTTTATTAGAAATAGAAAAAATTAAACCACGTCTTGAAACTAATATGTGGGGTGTAGTAAAACCTGATAAAACAACAATTGCTGAAAATACTATCAATGCTGGTATACTAGAAGACTATATAAATTATTATATATATGGTGAAATAAAAGGATCGGATGTTGATAAAGCTGTAACTATTAATGGAAAAGATTATTCATTAAAACAAGCAACTCAAAAAGTAATAAAAGCAGCAACTTTTAAAACATTGGCTTTAAATTTATTATCAGGAACAGCAACTTTTGTTGGAGGTACAGGTAATGCTTTTTTACAAGCAAGTAAAAAACTAGTATTTACAGAAAAAGATTGGGTTCAAGGTGTTGCTGATTTTACTTCTAATAATGAAGTTACAAACTTAGGAATTGATTTCTTTGATTTAGGATTAGATGATAGAGAAAAAAGTGATGTTAGAAATTTATCAACTAGTTGGAAAAAAAGAAATATGAAATGGGATCATTTATTATTTATGCAACGCTATGGTGATAAATGGGCAACATATCCTGTGGCTGCTGCAATGTTAAGAACATTTATGTTTGATGGTAAAAATATAGTTTCTATTAGAGATTTTGTTAAAAAACAAAATGATTATGATAATTTTTATAAACTTTCTGAAGGTGAAAGAAAAATAGTACAGAAAAAAATTGATAAAGAAATACAAGATTTACAAAATACAAAATCATTAAAGGCTGTTGGGAAAGTTGAAAATGGTAAGTTTTCAATTCCTGGCTTAGAACAAAATAGTGATGCTGCAATTAATTTTAAAGCTGTTGTTCAAAAAACTCTTAAAGGTGTCATAGGTAATGCTACAAGAGATGATATGACTACATTAAGAATGGGATTAATTGGTCAAGTATTAATGCAGTTTAGGTCATGGATGCCACAAATGATGGCAGAAAGATTTGGTGATATGACTTATGATGTTGATTTAGAAACTTGGCAATATGGTAAAGCAAGATTATTTTTACAACACTTAATTGATGGAAGAATATTACCGTTAGTTAAAGAAATGGTATTTGGTTTTGGTAATAATACTATTGAAAAAGCTAAAGAAAAATATAAAGAATTTGTTGTTCAATTACTTGCTGAAGGAAAAATTACAAGTGAAAAAGAATTTATGACAGAAGCTGAATTTGTAGATATGTATATGGGAAATATAAGATCTATGATAAGAGAAGTTTTATTATTAGCTACTTTTATGTTTTTATTATTCTTAGGTGCAGGAGATGATGATGATGATGATGATGATGTTTCAGGATTTAAAAAGTATGCTATAAAAGCATTACAAAAATATCAAAATGAATTTTCATTTTATTATCGACCAACAGAATTTACAAAAATGCTTAAAAATCCAGTACCTATGATTGGGGTTTTAGAAGATTTTGAAAGATTTTTAACTCAAGGTGTAGGTCAAGTTTATAATTTTACAATAGGTGATGAAGAAGGAATGGAAAAAAATAAACCTGCTAAATATTTATTTAAACTTCTTCCAATTACAAAAGAAGGATTAAATTTTTATGCTTTATATGATGATGAATTTAGAAAAGAATGGGCGATAAAATAAAAAAAGGAGTGTATTAAACACTCCTTTTTTCATAAATTGAAATTTCTAAAATTAAAATCAATATTCCAATTGATATTTGATGACATACTTTGATATCTCCATCAACCATCATATTCATTTTTTCATAATTTATTCCTATTAATGTAAATGTTCTAGGTAACATGTTTATTATTAAATCCATATTTGTTTTTTATTGTTTAAAATATATATCTGATGTTGTCTAGTGAAAAATATTTAGAATATAATTCTGCTGATATATGTGTCATAATTTTTCTATTTTAAAAGGAATCTTTGCCGTATTTCTCAACGAATGCTTTTGTATGGATTTCGCGCTGTTTGGCTCTGTTTTCGGATAGTAAATTTTCCAGTTCCTGTTCTTGTTGTTGGAGTTGTTCTAATGTCATAGTTTTTCTTTTTGTTGTTTATTCCCCACATTATCGGGGTTATTGTTGATAATATGCCACATTTTACGATTGCAGCATTAATTTAGGATACGGCACATGGAGTAAACATAGTTTCTCACTATATGCCAAGGTTTATATCCTTCTGGAGAATTATTTATTGGAGTTCTCATGTCATCAATATACAAAGCTTTTAATTTTTTAATCATATACATTTATTTTTATTTATTTCTAAATATTCTATTAAATATTTAGCATAATTAGTAAGTAATTCTTTATTGTAAAACAAAAAAACATCTTTTTTATTACAAACTGCTATTTTATATTCTTCTTTTAATTCATTAAATGTTTTTTCATTCATTTCAATAAAAGAATATTCTTGATTATTTTCCATGTTAAAAAATATATCTTATGTTTTTAGGGTTAAAATATTTGCTATATAGAGTTTTAAACTCTTCAATCATTTTGTTTTTAAGCTGCCATTTATATCTAATGTTATCAGCAGCATACTGAGAGTCTTTAGTTTCTTGTATATCAGGATTCCATAGAAGCTCTCTTACTTCTTCTGAATTCCTTTCATGCTGTAACTTATTGTGTGTCAAAAAGATACATTCACATTTAACATCTATACTAGCACTTTTAACTTCTTCAAATAGTTTTTTGTATTCATCTAACCATCCTTCTTTATAAATAATAGGACTATAATTTATATGCACTTCCATATATTTTTGTAATCTAGGGATAGATTGTATGCGTTCAGATATAAAATCAGTTTTAGGTTCTAGTATATCAGAATATTTCTGAGGCATTAAACTTACTCTAATCCTATGTTTATCTGGATTTAAACTATACTCTTCAGGTTTAAATTTTGTTGGATATTTAGTGGCAAATGTTGATTTAAGTTTAGGATGATTATTAAAGTAGTCAAATACTTTTTGCCAATCATATTGTTTTCTCATTAAAGGAACATCTGTACTACATCCTATATCTATTGTATAATACTTATCATCTATTTGATTAGGGGTTTTAACATTAGGTTGTTTACTCACCCAGTTATCTATACTGTTAAATATATCTGCTCTATTCTCATTTATATACACTCTGTCATTGTTATATCTAGCAACATAACAATATGATGAAAGACATCCCCCGTTGCAGCCGTAAATAAAATTGGGAGAAATAGCATCACTACTTCTCCCATTATCTCTTGTTGTTAATGTTTTAGTTTTTTGGTGTATTATTTTCATTAAGATAATATTTTGATTCTTGAACACCAACTTGATTCATGTATTTAGATCCTGATTTAACATCATAAGATTCTAATATATCTCCTTCTACTCTTTCAAACTTGATTTGACATATCTTCATATTAGGATAGACAATGATAGGTCTTGTAGCTCTTAATTCTAATACTAAACTACCTTCAAATCCTGTATCAATAAAACCTGCTGGTCCAATAACAATATCTAATCCCAGTCTTCCTAAAGATGATTTAGCTTGTACTTGAGCACATATATTCTTTTTACATCCTATACGTTCATTACAAGCATATAAATACACCTCATTAGGAACTAATACATATCCTTCTTCAGGAATTTCTAATTCAATAGTTTTTTGAACTGCTCTAGGATCTAATGGTTTTTCGTATGAGTGTATATAATTATTACCATATGTAGTAACATTATAATCACCATAAGTTTTAACCCAAAAAGGTAATTCATCATAACTATTTACAAATAATTTTTCTTTTGGATATATTTTAACAGTGGGTGCTAATGTTAAATCTACACTGTTTGGATTTAAATGTTCTTTTTTAAATCCATCTATAATAATATTTCCTGCTTCCATTTCTTGCAGGATCATGCTATCTGATAGTATCATCTTTTATTTCTTTAAGTATTAATTCATATTTTTTTCCGTCTTTAGTTTCTACTATTGTAGGGTCATTATCATTATATCCTGGAGTTACAGATTTTATAGTTTTATAAACATCTGTCCCATGTATATTTAAAGATTTACAAACAGCTAATCTAAAGTAAATTCCTGCATTACTATTTAATTTATATGCATTCATAATTTTAATTGTTTTGTTTTTGTATTGTATTTAATCATTTTTAATTCTTTATTAAACTCTTTTGCCCATTCTATTTCTTGCATAACTCCTTTAGATTTATAAATTAAACCTGCACCATTTAGATTTACAAGTTCAATTACATAAACTGCATCACACCATTGTACAAATTCTTTATCTTGTTCCATCCAAACTTCCCAACTATTCTCTACAACTCCTATTCCTGCTTTCCATATAGGATGAGAGTGAGATATAGGTGAAAATACACAAAAGCCTTCTGCAATAAGCATAGCAGCCACCTCATTAGCTGCTTTATAACTTATCTCCTGGAGGTTGGTATAGGGGATTGCTAAGTATACCTTTTTCATTTACTACTGGTTTTGATTTTTTAATAATATTAAATGTGCTATTTACATATATTTTGATTTGATCAGACATATAATGTCTAACATGACCGCCATCACATAAGACAACACACCATACATCATTCTCAAACATTCCTGAGTTGTTGACATATAATGCATAGCCTTCTTTGTTTCCTTCTACAATAACAGGAATAGGTTTAGAAAATTCTAGCATAATATTGTTTTAAAAAGTTTGTAACATTATTATAAAGATCGGAAATTGATTCATTATTATTTATTACATAATCAAATTCATGATTATCAAGTGCCGTTTCACTTACATGATTATTTGTAATTGTATTATCTCTATTCACTCTGATTATAATACCATTTTGTTTTTTAATAGTATCGTATTCATTTGGAAATCTAACATCTGTAATAATCCAGTTAGGCATTACATATTCTTCTTCACTGTTTTTAGTTTTTTTATAATCTACCATGAGTGCATTCACCCAAGTATTATAATGAAGTTTATCTCGCATTGCTTCTGTACCAATTTTTTGCAAAAAATCTCTCACTTTCATTTTAACATGTCGTTGAGAATTATATGCTCCATTTTCAGAAAATAATGTTTTGTCTTCTTTAACATAAAGATCCCATACATCTGACATGTATGTTTCTTTAAAACTTTGATCTTCAAATAAATGTATTGGAATACCACTAATAATACTAGCTATTTGTTTAAGTTTATATGCAAACTTTTTAATTTGCCACTTGCTATCTACATCCGTAGATTTAATAATATTCGCAGTGGTATCTTTACCACTAAATATTTTACCAGAAATGCCAATGATTGCCATATTTAATTAATTTTTTTATTTAATAATTCTTCTGCAAAATTTTCAATTTTAATTCTGTCTTCATCATCAAGCTGTACCATCATACCTAAAACATTTTGAATAGAAATTAATTCCCAATTATCTCTAATTTCTTTTCTAATTATTTGACTATGTTCAAGACCTGCTAACATCATTAAATCATTAAAAACAGATTGTAATTTTTTTACTTCAAAATTTAAACTGTATTTAACATGCATTGATGGTTTTGTTTCAATAATAAAATGTTCTAAATATTTTTCTGCATTAGCTAATAATATTAATACTGTTTTAATACATATTGTTGCGCTATCCATTTTTTTATTTTTTTAAAGAAATTTTTCCAAGTTCAAAAGGTAATGAGTTTTCTTTCCATTTTTCAACATTAATAGACATAAAAAATTTTCTTTTTAATAAAGATTTTTCTTCTGTTTTTTTATCTATTTCTTTTTTATTTTTTATTGATGTGAGATGATAACCGTTACAATATTCACAAAAATAACTTCTTTTTTGCTCCACTTTATTTTTAACTCTTTTGTTATTTTTAAATAATTTGTTATTATATATAGCTGATGATTTTAAGCTTATAAGTGCTTGATCAGCTTGTTGTTTATTTATAAACATTGTTTTTCCTGTTGCAGAACATTTGTTCTTTTTCATATTCTTTCCATTTAATAATAAACCCTATAGCAACAATAATATCTTCCAAATGCGGCAAGTATTTCATAAACATCTTTATATACATTTACAGTGAGGTGGACATGACCTATCATCTAAAATGATATTAATAGATTCTCTGCCACCCACACTATAAAGTATTTAATAAATGTTTTAAAATAAGACACCTTGTACATAACCTGTCTTACTTTGAAATGTAATTGTTTCTATTTCTTTATAAATTCCATCTAAATAATACTGAAAATTAATATCAAGACTATCAAAATCAACCTCAAGTAAATCGGAAATATCATTACAAATGGTTTGCATCCATTTACCAGACTCTGCTTGAATTTCTCTACCATCAGGATGAACTTTTGTAATCTTTACACCATTGTTGCTGATAAAATATCTGTTTAATTTTTGTAGTTTATTTATAACAAAATTACCGTTGTCAATCTTCTTTTCTACAAAATTCCAAGCTCCTTTAGCTTTCACTGCACCGCAATAATCATAAAGATTTCTGTTGGTTTTAAGATAGTCTTCAGGTTTTATACCATCAACAAAGTATGCGTATATTGCTTTTGGTATCACTAAAAAACTTTTATTTTTATGTAATGCAAGGTCTTTATATTCAAAGAAACCTTTGCATTTAGTTTTACCATTTTTATAAACTGCTATATAATTATTTACATCCCTAATAATTAGTTTACTGTATTCGTCATGTTCAAGCTGTAGTTTGGTCATCTGTTCCCATTCACTGCATATTTCCATATACAAATCTTTATATTGTACAGGAATCATCATTTCAAGACCATCAGTATTTTGCATAAGAGGTGTGCAATCAGGAATTCTTTCTGCAAGCATCTCATACAGTTTAGATAGCCAAAGTTGACCATTGATGGTTATTTGCATAGTGAACATAGGATCATATAAAAAACTATTTTCATCATTACTTAATCCATATGTGCTATTAAGAATAATCTTATATACATAATTTCTTGGATCAGATTTAGGAATTAATTTTCTTTCTTCAAAAAACCATTCATATTGTTCCAGAAATTCTTTAGCAGGAAGGTGTTTTGGTGAGAATCCGTTTTTAATGGCTAAATTAGGATAATAACTAACCCTTACTGTAATCTTTCATTACTGAAAGTGTCGGACTATATCTTCAGTTCTTTTTTCCATTTATATCCATATATACGTTTTTTATAACCGTTACATACAGAATAAATGTTTTGCCATTTATAAGTTGGATTTTCCTTAATTATTTCTTCTACAGTTTCGTAAATTTTAAATAAAGTTTCATCTTCATTTAACTGTAAAAATTTGTATTTTTTTTGTTTAGCAAGTTTAACATTTAATCTCATTAACTCTTTTTTATCAGGATTATTTTTCCAAAAAGCTTTACTTTTATCACCAATTTTTTTTCTTTCATTTGGCTCTAAATATCTTTTATGCAAAGCTTCTTTTAATTTTAATCTAGTTTCTGCATGTGGTATCATACCACCTTTAGAATCTAATCTTTTATTATAACCTTTATTTGAATCAATAGAATTATAAAAATGCATCCAATATAATTCTTTATCAGAAAGTTCATTAAATAAACATTCTTCTAAAACAATATATTCAAACGCTTCTTTTCCATATTTATGCCAAGCAGAAATAAAATGAGGATTTTCCTCTTTTTTTCTTTTTGCTGTCAACCCACATATATGAGCAACTATTCTTTTATAAATATTTATAGACTTACCAATATATACTTTACCATTAATTAAATTTCTAATTAAGTATATACCACATTTATTTTTATCATATTTTTTTACTTTCATATAATAAATATACAAATAATTAAGGTATTATCCTAATTTTTTAGGATAAAATCTTATTATAAATTTCAAAGAACTGTTCCACGCTTTTTCATTAGGTTACTAACCCTAACTACTTCCTGTTATTAAGCAAACTATATTGCCCAGGTAGTCTCTGAACCTTCTAAAAGTGTACTTTTAGCTTGGCTGCTGATTGCCCTTGCCGGCTGCAATAGGGTTTCCAGCAATTCATGGAATTAAGACGCAGTTTTAGTTTACGTCTGAAGTCATAATAGTATACCCATATTTGGCTTCATACACTCCCGCTTTTCTTGCACCATGTATCCCACCCAAACCATAAAAAGTTTCTACACCTTTATATTTAACACTGTAATTAAGACTTCCTTTTGTTTCTACAATCACCTTACTATTAAAATAATTCAATACAGAATTGAATGTTTCTGTATCAAATTTAATATCAGGAATAATACAATCTTTTAATATGATGGATTTTCTTTTTGTTCTAAGTTGTTTAAGAGTTTGTTTGTCTATTTTAAGTTTATCTACTAAAAAATATGTAAACAACTCTTTAGATATCCGTGGTTCAGATGCACTATAAAGATCTATACCATATTCTTTTGTAAGGGTTTGTCTTAATGCTATTTGATCTCTACATAATGTCATAATCTTTTTGGTAGAAAGAATATCATTAATACAATATTTAATTATCTCATCTATTTGCTCAAGACTATCAATACTGGTTGAATGATGTATAGGCATTTCCAATACGTTTTCCCAATCCATACTATATTGTATCCATTTAAGACTGCTACTTTTAGCAGGATTATCCCAATGATTCATTTTAAATAAATCAATCTGTTTAATTGACATTTTCCAAGATGGATAATCGCTAAATTCATTTCTATCTTGTTTATTTATAGTACGCTGAGCATAACTATAAAGAAGTCGTGCAATAGTTTCAGGTTGTTGTTTTTTTATAGCATCTTTTTTTTCTAAAATATAATGAGTGATTTGTGAATCAAATGCCAGTCCATTAAAAGAAATGTGCCATTCTTTATTTTTTATATTATTTTCTAAAAATTCTACAAATTCATTAAAATCGTTTCGTAGTTCATGAACAACAAATGTTTTAATTTCAAAATTTATATAATGTACAAAACAAGCTACAAAACAATTGGATAAAGTTTCGTAGTCCATTACATAATGATTTGTCATATATTATATTATTCAGTTAAGCTGTTTCCCGTTTATATTAATTCTAGTTCTTCTTTATGTAAAATTTCTTCTACATTGTCTTTATCTTTTTTTAATGCATTCACTAAGTTAAGAAAGTCTTCTTCAGTTAATGCAAATCTATTTATTCTAAAAGTTTTATAAGGATAGCAACAACCATCTTCTAAATCAATTTCTGCTAATGTAACTCCTTGTACACCGCCTTCTTGTATAGGATGAAACAAAACATTTGTTATATGATATTTTTTTTCTTTAACCACCCATTTAGATGCCGGAAATGCTTCTGGTCTAAAAGAATCATCAATGCAAATGCAAGGTATTTTCATAATATAATAAAGAAAAAAAAAGAGTGTGCAAATTACACACTCCTTCTTTTCTTAAGTTGGTTTTATGGGTTAGCTTCTTTTTTTGTATATTGTTTCCAATTAAATTCTTCACTATTGCTAGCAAAGGTATTTATAAACTTTTCAATATCATCTTCATTTTCAAGATAATATTCGTAAAAGTTTTCCATAAGTTTCCTTTCTTGAACTTCAACAGGAGTTCCTTTTTCAACTGCTACTACAGGTTTTCCTTTGTCGTTTAATTTTGGAATTAATCTATAAGCTTGTTTTTTTTCTTTACCTACTATAGCAAGAATGTGATTTTGAGGATCATAAAGAACTTCATTAAACGGACATTCTTGTGTAAGAGGAATCATTTTAAAAGTGGGTTGAAAATTTGTTTCTGTACCCCATCCACTTTTATAAAGCATCATGTTTTTCATTGATATTTTTTTGTAAATGTAATTGTTATTTTGAAAATTAAAAAATAAAATTTTAAGTATTTTGATTATTTAACCATTCTTTTTCTAAATTATATTTATCACATAATTCTCCAACATAAAATAATGATTCTTTATTTACATCTAAAAGTTCAGAATATTTATCAAAATATTCTACTGGATATAAAAAAGTATCTATATATGTATATTGTTGTGAATTTGCTCCAAAATATTTTTTAATAAGATTTTTTGATTTTTGCGTAAATTTAGAATAATGTCCTAATAAAAAACAATGATAATCTATTTTAAAAGCAGATAAATCAAAAACAAATATATATGTTTTATCATTTAATTGTTTTTCAAAAATAAAATATGGTGATTTTAATATTTTTTCCTTTCTATAATTAAGAAAAAAATTTAAATTTTTGACATTAAATTGACAGATAATTTTACAGTCTTCTAATTTTACATTTTCGTATTTTAAAAATGTTTCAACAAAAAATTCATCTTTATCAACTTTAGGTAATTCTAAAAGTGGATATAAGAATATTTTTGATTTTTGAAAATATTTATTATATAACTGTTTTATCATTAATTAAAATTTATAAAATAAATTTTTCTTTGCAAAATTTATAAGGTAAAATATATTTTTTTTCTTCATAATGATATTTTGCTACAGAAATTACATCATCCATAAATCTTTCAAACCAATTTTTTTGAGTTGAATCACTCACTTCAAAAGCATATGTCATCATGTTTCTATCAATAACAATAAAATGAAATTTTACTTTATAATTTTGATTAACAATATAGTTACTATAATTAAAATATACTAAAATCAAGTAGATGGTCATTTGTATCCAATATCCATAGTATTCTATACTTTCTGGAAAATCTTTAAGATCTTTACTTGTAGTTTTAAGATCATTTATATAAATTGTTTTAGAGTCATGATCTATAACAACATTATCTAATATTCCTTTAAGTCCAAATGGAAATTTATCTAACATTTTATTTAGTTCAATTTCATTATATACTTCTTTATTATCAAATTCTGTTATATTTAATCCCATTAATTCTGAAATTTCAGGATTAGATTTAATCATATTGGTAGCATCTAAACAATAATTATATGTTTGAATATCAATAATTTCTTTATTTCCTTTTGTTATAAGAAAATTCCAATAATTAATTACATCTGGGGTAATTATTTTATCAATTCTTTGCTGATCTGTTTTAAGAGTTTGATGATAATTCATATCTTTCATAATATCTAAAATAGCATTTTGATATTGATTAAGATCTGTTTTTTCTTCTTGCCCGTTATCAACAAGTTCTTTATGATGAGCAAATAATCTATCAATTAAAATTTTAGGATTACCTGTTGGAAAATTATCTTTAGATATGATATACATATCATTAAAATATTTTTCACTTAATAACAAAGCATGTATTACTTTACCTTGTAATAAAAAAGGAGAAGATATTTCTTCTCTTTGTTGAAGTATGTATGTTTGATAAAAAGCTATAGGATTCCATAAAAGTTTATTTAAACTTGAATAAGAAAAATAAAATGGTTTGCTATAAAATATTTCTTCAGGATTGTTCATGTTTTTCTATTAAATTTATTATTTTTTGATGAGATAATACACCAACAAATCTTTCTACTTCTTTTTCATTATTTTTAATAATTACAGTGGGAACAGAAATAATGTTGTTTTTAATAAATTCTTCAGGATTAGAATCTGAATCATAAGAAATGTAAATGACAGATGTTTTAACATTTAATACATTTTTAATTATTTCATCAAGATTTTTACAAGGTGCGCACCATGTTGCACCAAACTTTATTAACTCCATACTTTATGTTTAATTAAAAATTCTTTAAGTTTACTTGCTGTGTTTTTATCTGTTGTTGTAGATTCAATTCTTTCTAAAAAATCATCATATTCCGCAATAATATTGCTAAGTTTAATTATTGTTTGCATAAGCTTTGTACCATTATCTAAATTTTCCATTACTATTATTTTTTTGTTCGTAATAAAATAAATAAAGTTGTTCTAAATTTTGATTTATAGAAACCAATATTTCATTAACTTTTTCTAAATTTTTAATTAATTTATTAATTTGTTCATGAATTTGTTTATTATAATTTTGTTGATCATTCATCTGTTTTTTTTTAATTTAAAATGTTCATTATAAAATCTTTCAGATACAAGATTTTTAACAACTTCTAATGCATCTTTATCTCCCGTTAATTTATTATAATTTTTAATAAAATATTTATTTTTTGCAGGAAAAATATAATGACCTCCTTCTTGTAAATAATCTAATATAGATATAAAAAAATTTTCATTGTCAATTTGTTTTTTTCTTTCCATTTTTATTTTTTAATTTTTCTTGTTTAGTTTTTATATTATGGCAGTCTTGGCAAAGCACTTGCAACCCATTAACTTCTACAAAAAGTCTTTCTACAAACTCTGGAAGATCATTAGCACAAGTGAGAGTTCCTGCTGGAATAATATGATCTACATTAATATTTTTATCAGCATACCACTTTTTACAATAATTACACTGATATTCATACTGTTGACGTTTATTGGGACCTTTATAGTTTCTTTTGGCATTTTGTTTACATAAACTTATAGGTTTCCACCATCTAGACTTTTGTCTTAATGCCGACCTTATAAATGACCAAAAAGCTGATTCTGTAAGTGTTCCGGCATTTCTTGGTTTTATTGTATTTTTTCTAGGCATTCAACAAAGTTACTTCATCAATACATTTTTGCAATATAGGAACAAAAGTATATAACACTTTTTTAACCCCAAAGTCTTTAATGCTATCACTAATATCTTTACTCATAGGTAGTATAAAAACTTTAAAATTATATTGTTCTTTATACTTCATCATAGAAGCAATACCTGCATCATCATTATCAAACATTACAGAAACTGTTTTATATTTTTTAATAATTTTTAATAATTCAGATTTTGGAATCATAGTGTTTTCACTATCAGGTGCTATGCAATCAACATTTAGTCCTAAACTTTTAATTGATATAATGTCTTTTAAACTACTGGTAATCAATAAATTAGTATGTCCTTCAAGTTGTTCAACACCCTGAATATATTGTTTCACTTTAATAAACTTTTTTTTACTTTTTGGTTGATATATTTTATAAAGACTGCCATCAGATTTAAAATATCCATAAATATATTCTCCAGAAATAGTAATTGATTTTTCAACTTTATTTTCGTTCTTACTCATAGTGTATTCTAATAAAGGAAAAACATTATACATATTAAGAATTTTGCTTCCAATATTATACTTCACCCAAAATTCTCTATCTAATGTATTCCATAATCTTATAGAATAATTTGTCACTTTATAATTATCATATTCCTTAAATTCATTTAACTTATATTCTTTATGATATAATAAATACTCTTGATAGTCGCTTATAATCTTATGTGCAGCACTACTAAAATCAATATTAAATAAATATTTAACTAAGTCTACACCAGATCCAGAATACCCACTTGAAAAATCTTTAAATTTATAACAGTTAAATGTTTTGTCAAAATAAATACACATGCTTGGAATCTTATCTTTTTCATTAAACATGCTTTTTATCTTTTCATTTTGACCAATAAGCTTTTTATTTAATTTACAATAATGTTCAAATATCCATGTTTCAGGAACATCTTTATAATTAGTTATAATATTTTTTGTACTTATCATTTTTTTTAAATGTATAATAAAAATAACAAAGGGGAGGTGTTATCTCCCCTTTGTTATTTAAAAAAAATAACAATTAAAACATATCAAAGTCACTTTTTACATCTGGTTCAAAACTTTCTATAGATTCTTTCTTTTTTTCTTTAATAATATGATCAGTTTCTTTAAAAGTAACTACACTAGCTGCATCATTAGAAAATGCATATTTTTTGTTATTCATTTTAGGAAGAAAACAATCATATGCTGTATATCCTTCTTTGTTAGTGTATTCTTTACCTGCAATGCAGAAATGAAGAAATATATCATTACAAAGAACATTTTTAGCTTGTTCTACAAGTTCTTCAATTGTATTTACTTCAATTTCATTAAGTTCATCTTCAAGTTTTTGAGCTTTTGCAATGTTTAAAAGAGTTCTCATAATATTTTCATCTCTGTTAATCTTTACACCACTAGGTAAAGTTTTATCTTCAAAAGCATATTGAGATGCTCTTACACGACCAACCTGACCTGCAAATCTTCCTTTAGATTCATTGCTAGGATCAAGATAAAAACCTTCAAAATTTTCAAGAGGTTGTGTCTCAATGTTTAATACAAGATAATAACTACCGGGATTATATCCTGGTTTCAGACTAATGTCATAAATTCTACCTTCAATATTTCCAGGAAGAATTGTTTTAGAAAGTTTGCTTTCTGTAGTTTTGATGTTTGCTGTGCTTAATGCCATGTTTTTTAAAATTTAAAATGTTAATTAATTTTCGTAATCAAGAATTGCTTTTCTAACTAAGAGTAAATCATTAGGAACTTCAGATGTTTCAAACATACCTTTTGGAGATTTGCATGTATTATCACCTGAGTTTTGAGTTTCAAATATATAATTAATTACACCATCTTTAGTTTTCTTTGCTTTACAAAATAAAACAATGGTAAATAATCCTTCTAATGTAAGTTTTTCATCTACAAGCCGTCCAATTGTTTTGGCTTTATATCTTTTTCTGTTTTCAATATCAGTGCCTTCTTCAACATGAGTAAGAAAGAAAACCATCAAGTCATCTCTCAAAGTCATAGGCAGTCTAGAGATTTTTGCTAATGTTGCACCAATTTGAGTGAATTTTTCAAAACCTTTTTCTTCTGCTCTGTCAAAGAATTCAAAAGACGAAATGTATTGAAAATCATCAATAATCAGATTTTTAATTTCAGGTCTTTTTTCTGAAACATATTTCATACATGCCTCAACAGATTTAGGATCTGGAGATTTAAAAAGATTACCTGTAGGATTATCTTTTGACCATTCAATATAATTTTTTCTCCATCCTTTAAAAGACAAAGGTTTACATGAAACATTAATAATAAATGTTTCTTTTGGATCTAATAGTTCAATACTTGTGGTTTTGCCAGATCCTGACTCACCAACAATTAGTACACCGTGTGCCATTATTTTTTGTTTATTTGTTTTATTAAATTATTAAGCCAAGTTTTGTTAGATACGGGAAGTTTCCATTGAATTGCTGCATGATCTCTAATAGTGAGCTTAGACATTAAAGCATCTTCATTTTCATCATCTTCATCAAGTGTAATGATATTTTCTTCTGACGACACATTTTCTTTTTCACTAATTTCTATATTAAGAAGTTCTTTTATATCTACTTCTTGAAACTCTTGTAAAGGTACAAAATATCTAGAATATTCTCCAAATTTACCTACTTCCTTTTTTTCAAAATATTCGTTAATACATTCAGCATTTCCATAAAATTTTAATAATATTCTATCTTCATTTTTTGGAGAATAATCATTATTAACAAGTTCTGTATAAAAATTTTTTGCAATAATTTCACTCTTAAATAAAGATACATGAAGCTCATCATCCCACGTAAAAGGAGTTTTAGGATAAAAATTTTCAGGTTTTGATCCAAGTAACATTAATGCTGTTTCATGATAATTTTTTATTTCTTGTACTTTGTCTTTAATATTATCATCTTTTTTATTTAAATCTTTAAAAGATTTTGTTGATAATTTTTCCATTATGGTATTTTTTTAAATTGAATTTTATTTTTAGTTGGAGCAGGTGCTTCTTGCACTTCAAAATATTTTAAATCTTGTTTAAAGAACAACATACATTGTTCTCCAAATCTATTTTTAATAAGATGAAATACCACCATACCGTCTTCCACTTTGATTTTTTCTGGCCCGTATTCAGATATACCCATTAAATCTGGTCTGTTTATTAGAATTACAGCATCTGCATTTTGCATTAATGCATCTGCTCCAAATAAATCAGATGATGTTGGATAGTTTCCAATAGTTCCAGATTGTCTACGCATGTGATCTTCAATAGTTCTATTCATTTGAGATAACACAATATAAATACTTTCAGGTATTTTCTTTTTTAAATAAACCATTTCACTAGACAGATTATATAATGCCTCAATCTGAGATGTTTCATCAATACCCTTTTTAATTAAGATTGAGTGATCAATAGTAACAATAAAAGGTTTTTGTACAACATTATGAAATTTAATCACTTCTTTAGTAAAATCTTTTGCGGTTAATGGTTCAGTGATATAATAAATTTCATCTTTACTTTTATTTTTATGAAATTCTTCTATTTGTAAAATTTCTGTATTAGAAAGTTTATCTGTTGGATGAGCACTGAATATCTTTTTCATATCCATACTTAAAGGTTTGGTTAACTCTCTTGCACCAATTACTCTATCACCCATCTCAAATTGAAAATTTAAGACAAAAAATTCTTGTCCAGGATTATTAAAATGCGCCATATTAGTGATTTGACTCACTACACTTGTTTTACCCGTACCTGGTCTACCGCCAATAATGTAAATACTACCCCACTCAAGTCCGTCCATTAATACATTATTTAATTTAGGCCATGGTGTTCTTACAGATTTTATAATACCAAGCCTTCGTTTCTTAATATAATTAAGAGTTTCTGCTCGGATGTCAGATACATGTCTCCATTTTTTTATTATTTGTTCACTCATATTAATGTTTATATTTAATGCTAGAATTAATTACCATGAATTAATATTATTTAGATAATTTTGATTTGTTCTTAAAACATCATTACAGGCCTTACGGATTTCATCATTATCAACAGTAAAAGCACGGTATGTACCATAAGAACCACCATATGTAGAGAAAGTCAGTATTCCTTTATATTTTTTACAATATTCCTCAACCTCATCTTTTTTTATGCCAAAAATAGAAGGTGTAAAATTATGCATTCCAACTTGTCCATATTTGTCTGTAGTGCATGTTTTATAAAAATTAACTAAAGTGTCTTTAATATATTCAAATATTCTGTGTTCCATTTTATCTGTTTAAATTAATTTGTACGTAATGTTTAATATATCTTATACATATTTACATCATTTTTATCTGTTGGTATTTCTCCGTTTTCTATTCTTTCAAGATATTCAAGAATAGGATAGGTGTTTATACCACTTCTTTGAACCATAATAAAATTAGAAGCTTTGTAAATATATTTTTCTTCTCTTTGTTCTGAAAAATATAATTCTGTTGCTTTAAATAATTTATCCCACTGTAGTCCTGGATTCTCTAAAAAAAGTTTAGCAAATTTAGCCTTCACTTCAGCTGGAGTAGATTTTTTTTCTTTTGGAAAATAATCTCTAAATTGTACAATATTTGATAAATAATCAGCACCCATTAATTTTTCAGTAGCATTTGTTTTTGTTTTTCTAAATACATCAGATAAATTTTCTAATGCTTTTTCTGCTTTTTCTGTTAGTTTATATTGAGCATTTAAAAATCCAGACTTTTGTAATAATAACACATCAGAACTTGTATTATATAAAAGTCCAATTTTTATACTGTTTTTACAACAAAACAGAATGTAGTGTTGATTTGGTGTTATCTGGTTTTTTAGCAGTAGGTTGTAATAATTCAGCTCCATTTTTATATATTAATTTAATATTTGTATATATTTCTTCATATAAATTTATAAATGAAGAATCAGTTTTAATCAAATTTTCAGCTTGATTACAGGCATTAATGACAGTTGTTCTGTCTTGTTTTAAATATTCACCAATTGTTTTATGTTTAAATCCATATTTTTTATTAGCAATATAACAAAATATAAATCTTAAATCACAAATTTCTCTTTTTCTCAAAACTACTTTAATAGTTGCTATATTTTTTTTAATTAAATTACTTGGAATATACGTATTTACAATAGATTCTATTTGTCTTAAATTTATTGATGCCATACATGATAACTCGGTAATTTTAACTTCTGGATAAAATCCTGTTAATTCTCTATAATCAGATTTAAATTTCATTATTATTTTTTCTTTTTCGTTAATTAAAATATCTTCTTTCATATTGTTTATTTTGTTTATTTTTTTGTATATTAGTATTAAGATGTTATTTATTTTTTTTAATTTTAAATTTATACAAATATGTTTGCAATTACTGAAAAAAATGTAATTAACACAGTTAAAAACTGGTTATTTCCTTCAGTTCTAAGTGTTTTAGCTATTATTCTATATGATGATATTAAAGAAATTAAAACAGATGTTAAAAGATTGTTAGCACAATCGGCTGCTGATCATGTAGAAATTAATAATTTAAAACAACAAGTTAACTATTTAAATAATAAAGTGTTTGTTAACATACCGTTAAATGATATTCCATCAGTTCCAGATAGTAGTTATTCCCGTTTAGTTGCAGCAATTATAAGTAATGATGAAACTAAAAAGAAAAAAAGCATATGAAAATAAAAGATAATATTATAAAATCTTGGAAAACAAGTTTAATAGGATTTATTATACTTGTTTGTGCCATCTTATCTGTATTTTTAGAAGATAGATCTTGGTCAGAAATATATGTTACAATGTCTATTGGTATATCTTTGTTATTTGCACCAGATACAATTATAAATAAAATTATAAAATTCTTTAAACCAAAATCAGATGAGTGATTCTTTAAAAATCTTTTGCTTCTATTTAATTATTTTATTTGTTATAATTATTTCTTCTTCTTGCAATCCTGTAAAGCAAGTGCTAACAAACGAAAAGAAATTCAATATTGTAGCAAAAGAGGTAGTTAAAAGAGGTTATTGTGTTAATGATACAATTGTTATTGATAGTACAAAAGTGGATACATTTATTCATAATAGTTATGTTTATGATACTCTTGTCCTATCTAATGATATTGACACTACATTTCCGTCTGGTGCATCGCTAGTTGTAAAAGAAGGCTATATTAGTTTAAAATGCCCTAAAAAAGAGATTATTAAAACTGTCTATAAGACAAATTATATCAGAGATATTAAACTTGAAAATATTCTTAAAGAAGAAAATAAAAATAAATCGGATAGTATTGCTAGTTTGTTTATTGTTATAAAACAAAAAAATGAAACTATTCAACAACAACAAATAAAAATAATTAAAGAAAAAACTAAATTTATTATTTTTATTTGTGTATTAATACTTTTTAGTATAATTTATTTATTTTATAAATTTAAATCTTTTCGATAATGGATAAAATTACAATTGAAAGAATTAAAATTCTTCATCCTAATCTTATAAATGAAGCAAATAAAATCTACGAAGAAATTTCTCAAGCTCTTACAGGAAATGTAATATGTAGATTTAGTCACACTCTTAGAACATTTGATGAGCAAAGTCAATTATATGCTCAAGGTAGAACCAAACCTGGTAAAATTGTAACTAATGCTAAAGCTGGTCTATCTTTTCACAACTATGGCTTAGCAATAGATATTGTACTTCTTATAGATAAAAATAAAGATGGTAACTATGAAACAGCTTCTTGGGATAGATTTTTAGATGGTGATAATGACAAAAAAGCTGACTGGCAAGAAATTGTTACAATATTTAAACAATATGGATGGGAATGGGGAGGTGATTGGAAATTTAAAGACTATCCACATTTTCAAAAAACATTCGGATTTAGCGTTAGAGAATTACTAAATAGATATAATAAAAAAGAGTTTGTTTCAGGTAGTAAATATGTAAAACTTTCTAAATAATGAATCAATCTAAATTATTAACTAGACTTTCTTATTTTGCTACATCTAATAATGTAAATCAAATTATTAATATATTAAATCAAATAATTTTTGATTTGGAAGCAGAGTTAAATTCTTTATCTGGTATTTCTTTATATATAGGAAGAGGTGTTAATACATTTCCTTTTATAAATAATTCTGTTGGTCGGATTGGTATAGATGTTTCAACTTCAAAAATTTATAGTTTTAATGGCGAAATTTGGAATCAAATAATAAGAGGAGTTGCACCTTAACCATCATAAAATTTAAAATAAATAATTAAATTAATGTATTTATCAAATACAAATGAATCCATAGAGTTAGTTTTAAAAGATCCTGTAACAACTAATCAAATACAGTGGATGTCTATTTATAATAATGTTACATCAAACAATACCATTATAACTCCATCTTTTACTGATCAAGGTTTGTCAAATAATACAACACCTGTAACTATTGTATTTCCACCTACAGGTGTAACTAAAAGAGAAGTAATACATTTATTTATATTTAATAACGACACTGTTGCACAAACAGTAATAATTAGAAAAAAAGTAGGAGCTAATACATATATATTGTACAAAAATTCTGTTCCTATTAATACTACATTAGAATGGTCAAAAAACACTGGATGGCAAATTAATTAAAACTACACAATATGAAAAACAACTCAGATAAAATTAATTTTGGAAGACGTAAAAATGGTAAAGCAAGAAAGTCTTCTGGTCCTAAAGATAAAAATAAGTCTAAAAACAAAGGACAAGGAAAATAAAAAGGAGGAATTTAATCCTCCTTTTTTTATTCAATTGCTTCTCCATAACTATTTACATTATAAATTTTTTGATTATTAAAAATAATCAATTGTTTATTTTGTAGATATTGTTTAATATTTTTTTCATCCATCCTAAATCTTGTATCACCAATTCCAATAAAATATGCTTTATCAGAATAATCATTGATGTAATCATCAGCATCAGTGATTACAATTGCATTTTCATCTTTTTCTATAATATGTTCAACAACAGTGTCAATACTAGTTCCACCACTAACAGAAATATAAAGAATATCTTCTAAATCATTTTTTCTCTTTTTGATTTTTGTATTAAAGGTGTATACATCCTTTAATACATCCATTTCTTTTAGTTTGAGAATCAATGCTTTAGCAAAAGACAATCTGCTTACATTTTTTATTCCAACACTACTAGACATAGATCCAGAAATATCTACATAAACATTAATTTTACCAATTTTTCTTACATCTTTAATTTGTACATCTTCAATAAAAATATTTCTAAGTTTTGGATGTAAAAATTCATATTCAAGAATATCACTAGCAATTGGATTATTTAAAAATTCATCATAGATGTGTTCTTCTTTTCCATTAAAAAATGAAAAACTTTTATCAAGAATCTTTTTCAAAAATGGTTTAATAACATGCGCATTACATTCGATATCTTTTAGTTCATTAATAATACCTTCAATTTTATGTTTGTCAAATTTACCAAGACCATTTATTAATGCATCACTCCATTCTTTTTCCATTTCATTTTCACTTATCAATTTATCTATCATTTCACATGTTTGCTTAGCATCATCCATGATTTCTTCATATAATGCTGATGAATTTAATTGATCATTAAATATATCTTCTAAACTACTATTATCACCAGCTTCGCTACTAATTGACTGTTGTTCACTGTCATTGTTTTCACCATCATTATTCTGCTGATTGTTTTGCTGATTGTTCTGTTGTTGACTTTCTTGTTGTTGATTATTATTAAGATTATTCATCATCTTTTCATACTTATCAGTATCTGTCATTTTCAGCAGCGCAAGCATATACATGTAATATTCAATTGTATTTCTTGCATACACCATACTTTTTACATGAGATTGCTTTGTAATCACTTTGGATACAGGATCATTAGATTTATCTAAAAATCTATACCTGTTTTTATTTAAACCTGTTCGATCTTGATATTTAATCTTTGTTACATCAGTGTAATATTGAT